AGTTCTATCTCTGATAGTAATGGTAGAATTCGTGGAGATAAATTCTTCTGGGCAAGATATCAAACTGAAAAAACTTTCACTATTCACGCAACAAAGTCAGATGCAATTGCTGATATTAATGCAATTACATTCCAGACTGGTTCTTACGACTTCTCAACATTTGCAGATAAGCGTGAATCACCTGTAAAATATGATCCGTCATATTTAAATCCAAATACTACACCAGCAATTTATGGTAAGTGGTATATGCAGGTTGAGGATCATTCTTCTAATGTTAATGATCCTAGGTATGATGAAAGTATCTTGACTAGACTGCATGAGAATACTTATAGCGATATCTCTGGTCAAGATAAGACTAACGATGCTTGGTTTGAAAGGATCAAGGATGAAAGAGATAAAGATGATCGTATCTATCGTCTTCGTTATGTTATTCCTGATTACTTACAAGCAGTTCGTGATCCTATTAATGGATTCTCTATTAAAGTTCGTAAGGATGAAACTAGAAAACTTCTGCCACAAAAACTTGTACTTAAACCAGTATCTGGTTCTGTAACAAAAGCAAGGTTCTTCAACCCAGTACAAGCAAATGAAGTTATTGGTTTCACTAAGGCAGATTTCCTTAGTAATAATCTAAATGAAGAGACTGCATATGATCCATACAAGAGAGATGTTGTAGGTACAACTCAGTACGCTAAGAGTATTGAGACTTCTAATTATGTCTCAATGACTATTCAGTCTGGTAGATACTTTAATGATACACAAAGTGGTGACGAACTATTAGAACTGACTGTATTTGACTTAGGTATTACAAACGTTGGATTGTTGAATGAGACGTTTACCACAGTTAAGGTTACTTCACCTCAGGGTGGTTCTTTCGTTGCTAATAAGACTCAATCAAATTCCACAAATAGAGTTGATTGGTATGGTAATTCTTCAGGTTATGCATTTGTACATGCGGTACTCAATGTTCCAAATACAAGTGACTGGTATTTAATCCTTAAGGGTATTTCTGGTAAGATTGACTATTCTGCTTTTGAAAATATCCGATTTGCTCAAGGTGCAGTATTTGCTGACCTACTGACTGATGAAGACTTCGGTAAGTCACTATACATTAAGGATCTTATTCGTAAGGACTATCCAGAATACTACTATAGACAACTTGGATCTAAAGTTTATACTATCACTCCTGGTGATATCATTACTGACGATGCAAACGTTCAGTTCTACGTAGATTCTGTAACCGATACTGGGGAACTTGATGATACCTTCTATATCTTTGATGTTGAAGAAATTCAGCGTCGTATTTACGGTCAGCAAGATGGTATCTACTATCTAACTGCTGTTCGTGGTAACATCTCTCCATTCCCAACTGGTGCTGGTAACCAAGGTAACTTCCGTAACTTTAAGTTCTCTCAACCAATCAGCAAACTGTATCCACTGAACTATAAGAATGATCCTCTTTGGTTTAAGCAGTTAGATAACACCCAACTTGATGTTCCTGCAACATACTCTGCTGCAGATAACTATACTCACGGTCTTGTAAGAGTTAATGACTTCAAGGGTTCAATGACTCGTGAAGCAATGATTGACTTTACGACTCAGCAAGCACTTATACAAAATACTTACACCCAAGTCAATTCTAATATTGACAACAGATTGAGAGCACAAAAGGGTAATGCTGCTTCTGGTTCAGAAGATCGCCGCATTCCTATTGCTGGTGACAGCACTGTAATGTCGGATATGCGTCTCTATGTTGAACTTAGAAGACCTTCTATTGCTCGTGCAGGTAACCATACCTTTGAGTACCTTGGATTCGGTCCTGGTAACTATTCAACCGGTCTTCCTGCCCGTCAGGAGATCGTTCTAACACCAACTCAAGACTTCTATGCACAGTCTAAGAAGCAAGATGGTGGTTTAGTATTCTACACTGGTCTGAACTCTAATGGTGACCTATACATTGGTAACCGTAAGATTGATGCTATCACAGGTGAGGAAGAGTTCCTAGAATCTGCACAGTTAGTTGATTCTGAAGATGATACTGAAGATATCGGTAGTCTTGTTACTACTTTTGATACTCCTGTAACATTCAATGAGTACATCACTGTTAATGGTGGTGATCAACAGGATCGCATGAGTACATTTAATTCTCCTGTGACTATTAATGTTCTGGGTAGAGTTAGAGAATATGCATTTACTGTAGTTTCTAATGTATCACCTAGTGATGGCGATGACGCATCACTTGATAAGACTAATCAGTTCCTCAATCAAGATACTTTTGGTGATATTGTAATTGCAAGAAACCGAGTTGCTGCTTCTGTATTCCAGTTTAATCCACGTGGTTCAAATGGTGCTGCACAAGGTTATAAGATTCAAAATCATGTAGTTGGAAGCCTTGGGTCAAATATCACACCCAATCAAAGTCCTTTGTATAACACAGGTCTTGGAACTACACTTGATGCTACTCAAAATGTATTGTATGGATCTATAGTTCCATTAGCTGGAGATATCCTTCTTAAGGGATCTGAAGTTGGTGGTTCCGGATCATTAGGTTGGATTTATGCTAACTTCTTTGGTGAAATTGCAACAGCAAATATCCTTCACTTCACAATGAATGGTAGCACTGTCATCACCATTACCTGGGGTAACAATCTAAGCAACCAACAACTTGGTATTACTAGCGGATCACAAATTAGAATTAGTAACTTTAGTGATCCTGGATTTAATGGTCTGTGGCAAATCATCGGTAATGGATTTACATCTACTGCCAACACATGTCAGATTGCTCTCATTGAGAATAGATCTAATGTTGCTAATGATAACCCACGCCTATGGGGTGATGAAGTTGCACTTGGAAATGATGTAAGACTAGAGTTCTCTAATTCTTCCTGGAAAGAATTTGGAGTTCTTGGTGCTGAAACAATTAGAACTGATACTGAAGAGATTGGTAACTACAAACTTGGTATTAACACAGTCGCAAGATCTGAACATGATGCATATAAGACTGCATTTGTTGATGTTGCAACTGCTCCTCGTGCAAACCTTGATGTTGTTGGTAATGCATTCATCAGTGGTAAGATTATTTCTGATTACTTAGACAATGCTGCATTTGCCAATAGAACAGAAACAACTTCTGATTATGCACTCTTAGTTGGTGGTGATAGTGCAACACCAGCAAATGAAGCAACACTTAGAGTTGCAACTACAAACAGTGGTCGTGTCGGTATTAATGTAACTGATGCTGAACTAGACAGAGCATTAGTTGTTGATGGCACATCTAGATTCACTGACGATGCTAGATTCCAACAGGATATTGAAGTTCATGGTGGTGGTGGCACTAACACTGCTGAAATCAGAACTGATATTACTTCAGGCACATTTAACTTCTTAATGGATAGCACCTTTGTTGGTGTTGCTAATGGTAGTGGTCTCAAAATTGCTGGTTCGGTACAGAATATTGAAATTGGTAATCAAACTGAAGGAGAACAATATGTTAAGATAGGCACTAAATCCCTTAATAGTAATATCTTTATCGGATCTACTCCCGACACTCCTCTTGGAAATATTTCTAAGATTGAGATCGGTGGTGCATATAATAACAATGAATCTCAATCATACACTGAGGTTAAAACTAAGTCTCTGAAGGTTAATGGCGATCTCCAGTTAGGAACTAGGCGTACTATTACAGATAGTGTAAGACTATCTACTACTGCTGGTACAGTTAGCTTCTTCTCTGACTCTGGTTCTGCATCTAGTATTAACTTCGGTCTAAATGCATCTGAAGTTAACATCGCTGGTCAGGGTGGTAAGACTACTATTAACAACCAGTTGGAAGTTATTGCATCTGCTAAGTTCAACGGCAACATGCATATGTGTGGTGGACTTGCATCCTTCGCATTCAGTGCATCTAGAGGACAGAGTGGAACAACAATTTCTGCACATGATGATGGAGTTATCGTTGCAGATCTTCAGTTCAATAAGAATATTGACATCTTAAATGTCACACGTCTTGCAACTACTGATACTGGATATAACCAAATTGATAGTGCTGGTTCTGGAAATTGGGGTGCTAGTTCATATCAAGATGATCAAAGCATTGGATTGCCGGTCTTAAGTGGTAATGAATTCTACCTACCTCTTAAAAATAAACCAGAAAAGGCAGATGGTAATCCATACTTTGTTGAAAATGATTATATTATTGTTGATAGTCCAGTAATTACAACAACTGGATATCCAGAATTCTTGAAAGTTCTAGAGTTAACTAGAATCAATACCGCACCATATTATATTAAAGTTGAGCGTAAACCTTTCGGTACATTTACTGGACAAGTAGACACACACCCAGATACAACACCAATTTATAAGGTTAATGTACAGTTTGATTCTACATGGACTGAACAACAATTAGATGCAAATGGACCTGAAGATAATGTATATCTTGCAGAATTTGGTGGAGATCTAAATGTCAGTGACTACGTAATTGTTGATCGTGAAGATACTAATAGTGATGGCACCTTTGATCAAGGTGAAATCCTTAAGGTTCTAACATCACTCAATCAAGAGGTTCAGAAGTTTAGAATTTCTGACTGTGGAAGTCCAGACAATGATGTCTTCATTGTTGATTCTACAACTGGTGATACTTATATCGGTGGTACGGTAACAATTGAAAACTCCATCAATATGAATGGTGGTTGTTCTACTACAGATAGAGGAACAATCACTGGTAATATTACACCAGTTGCTCCAAGCATTCTAGTAGACACAATTACTAATATCAGTGCTACTGACATTGCTAAGGTTAAACTTAATGATACTGTTAAATTTAATGTTGGTGGAATTAATGCAGATCTGTTCGGTAACACTAGAATTATTGAGATCGGAACAGACTTTATTAGACTTAATCAAAATATTGTTTCCACTGCATCTCTGACAAACGTAGTATTCCGTGTTACTAAAAACGAAGAGTTTATCATTACTAACGGTAAAGAGCAAAACACTCTTTACTTTGATACCTGTAGTGCTGCTCTTGAAATTGGTAACCAAATCAGAAGAATTGATATCAGTAGAATTCTTCCTGGATTAGAGTCTGCTGCAGATACTGTAGCTGCTTATAGTGGAAGTGAAGAAGATCAAAAGATTTATTCTTATTGGGTTGATCCTCAAACAACTAATGCTAATGGTCCAGTTACAACATTAACTGCAACTGCAAATACTGGTGCTATTGCTGGATCTGTTTATCTAACTGTTGCTGAATTGGGTCTTGGATCTGGCAGATTTGCCGTTGATGATTTAGTTCTGGTTGGTAATACATCTCAGATTAATGCTAAGGGAACAACTGGAACTGATTGGGAAATCATGAAAGTTTTGGTAGTTGATAGCACCTCAAATATTTTGAGATGTCTTCCTGCTCAAGAAGGAACAACTGCAAATGGATTATCAACTTACCCAGCAACTACGACTAGTGTTGTTAGAATTCTGAAGCATCCTATGGTTTCTTCAATGATTGACATTGAAGAAAGAACTCGTGATGTTAATGGAACTAATACTCCTTACGCTTCTGTAATTATTGATAAGGGACAGATTGTTCAAACAAAACTTGATTACACAAACTTTGTAAGAATTACTAGCGCATCTGATCCGGATGGTAAGGTATTCCTTGTTAATGGAGGTTTACTAGGAAAATATCACACACCTTCTATGGATGAAACACTCCAAGATGGTAATGTTACTCATAGAAACGGTGATCTAGTTCTTAACAAAGACTTCACCATGTTTGGTGGTAACATCACCATGAAGGATTCTGTCGGTAAGACAAATATCCTGAGAGTTGTTAATGATGATGGTCATGCAGATCATTCCGGATCTATTTTCTTTGATGCAGGTGTTATTGGAAGAGGTAATATTACTCTCTTCCCAGCAACTTGTCCAGAAAACGTTGTTACAGATGCACAGTCATGTGACCCATCATTTAAGATTGACACATTTGGTAATGGTTTAGTTGGTAATACTTGGTCGGTTGTTGGATCTCCACAAGAGTCTCCACCGAAGGCACCGAAACTATCTGTTGAAAATCTTGGTATTAACGGTGCTGATAAGTTCGTAGTTAATCAAGATAATTCTATTGACGCATTTGGCATCAACAATTTCTACACCAGTAGTGGTGGTAGACATGCCAGATATGTATCTACTGGATCTGATGCTGATGATAAGAATCTGAAATCTAACATTACTTACTTTGTTAACGTAACAAACCAAGATGAAATGATTCTATTCCTACCAGAGAATGCTCAAAGTGGAGATAGAGTTGAAATCATTGAGGTTGGTGGTAATCTAACTTACGATACATCTCTAGTCATTAGAGCATCGGGATCACAGGTTAGAGTTCAAGGTGACAATTCAGGAACAACAATTGGATTAGGTGGATCCACTCCATACAATGCTGGTGAACTAGTTGTACAAACACCAAATGCAGCGTTTACCTTGATCTACCTAGGATCTACAGACTCGCAAGGAACAATTGTTTCTTCTTCTGTAACTGGATGGTGGCTCAAAGAGGTTTGATAGATGGCAAATTACGGTAGAATTAAGTCAACAAAAATCGCCCCAATTGGTACAATTATGCCATGGGGTGGTGGTTCAGCGATTGGAGAGAACAATGATAACATACCAACTGGTTGGATTATATGTAATGCTACTACTCAGTCATTAAATGCTGCAGATTATCCATTACTTTCTAAAGTAATTGGAAATACATATGGACCATTTCCTGAACCAACTGATACTACATCAGTCATGGGAGTAAATTTTGGTATTGTAAATGGTTTTCCTTACAATCCTAATTCTGATAGTGATCGTCATGATGCATCAAAACATGTAGATCTGTTTGCATTACCTAATTTAAATCAGGTTGCATTAGTTGATATTGAACCATCTAGAATAGCAACTGATGTTTTACTTGAATTGGGAACATATCTTAGTAAAAATGGAACAGAAGGTGATTTACCAGATACAGAACCAGATGTTGATGTTGATGTTACTTTTACAGTAGAACCATCTGATAACCTTTCCGGTAGAATTACTGGCATTACATTATCAGATCCAATTTACAGTGATACAGTATATGTTTTACCAAGAAAACTTGGTAATGATCATACTCCAGCACATACACATAGACCAGCTACTGACAGTGAGTTTGATAAATTTACCGGTGTGCAACCTATTGCAAATCCTCTAATGGAATTCCAACCAGGAACTGCATTACCTGATAATCCCGGTAAGGTTACGAGTGTTACTGCTATTGGAAACCGAGGTGCTAATTCTATTCCACATACATTTTTACGTGGAGAGCGTGATGTTACATGGTATGATGAGAATGATGGGGGTCTTACTACTCCAATTCTAGACAAAAAGGTAACAATTCCATTTAGTATGGCACTTGTTCCTCAACAGCAGGCTAGAGATATACCTAAGGTAGGTAAAATTGAGCAGGGATATGAAGATAATGGTCTATCAATACCAAATATTCAAACACAAGCACACACCGGACCATTTCCTCCTGCAGGAAGATATCAAGGACGAAGAAATTATTATCCATCCCCAGATGTCCCTGATTATCATAGAGGAGTGGATATGCCACAGGCGTATATAAATGATCCACCTTTTCAGGTCGGAGAACTACAACCAATAGCTCTGGGTGTCACTGATACTTTTCCTTCAACACTAGACCACGAGTCCGATCGGTGGCTAAATACTACATTGAAGTCACATACCCATGATGCGATGGAGGTGACGATGAATCGTGGAAGTCTTGCGTTACCAACAACGGTATTAGTTAATAATGTTTCTACTGGTACTACAGTTCCTGTTAGTGTTGACACCGCATTAACAATTGCAGTTAATCCAAATACACCATCACTAACCATAATGTATATTATTAGGGCGTTCTAAAAAATGGCAGTATTCTATAACAGAGAGAGAGGTAAGTTAGGGTCTCTTACTGGAACTATCATATCATTTGCTACACAACTTCCTACTAATGAACCTAAAGATAATGTAGATTTGTTACCTGCAGGTTATCTAAGATGTGATGGTAGTGTATTATTTGCTTCTGAATATCCTTTATTAGCTTCTGTTCTGGGAGTTGGTGACAGTTGTCGTTATAAAAAACCCGGTACTATATTAGCAGTAAATGAGTTTCAGATACCTGACTTAAGAAGTAAACATATCAGGGCAACAACATCTGCTAACATTGGTTTATACAATGATTTATATGTAACTGATGTTAATGGTAATCAAGTTATAAAAGCTGGTGTTGGATTAGATGTAATTCAAAACATTGAAAGTCCATTTCAGTTAACATATAATGGTGAGTTTTATATTCCTCCACAAACACAAGAGTTGAGAGGAGAACCGTCATTTTCACTTGAAACGGGAGCATATACGTTTGAAACGGGTGTTCAGAATAATATGTTCCAACCTCACCTACACAGAACTACAACTAGTCGTGCCAGACAATTTGATAGAAGTGGAAATCATTTTTCTGCAAATCAAAATAATTCTATTAGATCCATGTCTTCACTTAATGTTTGTCAATGGTGGGCAAATACGAGACAGGAACTTTGTTATTGGCAGATAACAACAGCATCGGCATTAACCAGAAGTGGAGTCGGACCAGGGCAAAATGATGTATCTACACTGATTGGACCATCTAATGAAATTAACCAGTATGGAGCATGTTGGTTTGCTTGTGGAGAGTTTACTACTCAGGGATATTGCTTATGGCCTGCAACTTCTAACTGTCCTGGAGATGGACAAATAGAGAATAAGGAATGGAATATTAGATTAGACTCTGATTGTGACAAAGGCAACAATCGCGAAGGAGAGACTACTACATTTAGTAATATAACTTATGATCCAACTTGGACAGTTGATTGTGTATGTCCAAACGGGATATTTGGTTGCCCAGCTGGTATTGATACTGACTTCGTTAATTCTGACACTTTGACTAATTTTGAAGGACTAGGTGAAAACTTACCATTCACAATGTTAGACGAAGAATATTATCCTACAGGATATGGGTCAGTGTCTAACATATCAATTTTATCTGGTGACTTTGGAGATGAAGGAATTCATAGACATAGAATACCACTTGAAGCTGATGATCCGCATACGTATAAAATGATAACTAGAGCAGCACAGGCAAGAGCTGATACTGGACTAGATTCTCAAATTGTGATTGATATTAATACTGAGAAAAAGGCAGATAAATACATACAGCCTTACATTGTAACGGAATACCTAATTAAGTTCTGATGGCAAATTACAGATCCACTCTCCCAAATTTTTATTCCGATAAAGGCGGGTCATATGTTCAGATTGGTGCTATTGTACCAGTTTTAGTAGACAATAATTCTGATCCGACGAATAATTTACCAACACAAGATCCACATTATTCTCATCGTGGATACTTATATTGTGATGGCAGTAAGTATTCTATCAAAGATTATCCTTTATTGTATGAAAATTTAGGTAATGGGTACTTACAAAGATCTGGTGCTAATGGTAATGAAAGAATTTCTGCAAATGCTATCATTCAAACTGCAGCAGGACCAGCAGGAACAGTATACAGAACTTTTGTAGATGGTGGCAATGTATATGCAGAAATTTATGGAAAAGAAATAATTAAAGCTAATGGGGTAACATCCTATGATAGAGTAGTTCCTCATAATGCGACATTATCATTTCGTGAATTAAAGGATTTTCCTGGATCTAGAGTTTGGAAAAAGGCAGTGCAACCTTACGCTTCTGTCTGGAGCGAGTTCATGAAGGCGTATTCAGTATACGTATCAACGAACCAATCGTTGGGTGGAACTGCTCATACTTATACTGGTGCTGTTGTTGATATTCCTTCAACTGGCAATTATAAAGTTCAATATGCGACTGATAATACAGGCACTATAACATTTAATGGCACTACTTATAGTAGTGGTTCTTCATTTGAAGAAGGGCAAGATAACACAGTAGATTTAGGAAATGTTCCTGCTGGATCATATCCATTTTCATTTAGTGTTACTAACGGTGCTGGTGAAGATTGGGCTAATAATCCTGGTGGTATTGCTATTAGAATCTATGATGATTCTAATAATGTGGATGTATGGGCAACAACTTCTAATGTTGCTAACACTTCATCAGAAGGTGTAGTTCAAGAAAATAAAGAGTATAATTTATCATATGCTTCTTTTTATCAAAATTTAGCAGAAAGATCTGATACTCATGTTTATAGACTACTTGTAAATTATGACCCTACTGATAATACTACAGGAACTCCTGGAGCAACTGTAACATGGAGTATTAGTTCATCATCAGTATTAGCATCACCAGATACACTTAATGATCTTGCTATAGCTCATTATGGTACAGTTCCTGCAATTGATCCTGGTACTTATGATCCTTTAACTGGTGGTGGATATCCAACAAACTTCACTCAATATAAAGATCAAGGTGCTCGTAATGATACGATGCAGATCTCTTGGGGTAATTTATTTGGAATGCCTCAGGGTGTTAGCGTAGATACATATGAAGTTTACTTAGAAGATTTATCAATTCAATCATTTGTATTGTGGAATATCAAAAATATTCCATCATCAAAAACCGGAATGAGTGTTAATGAACCACTCCCAAATGGTGTAACGAAATTAACTAACAGTGTTGAGCAGCAATCAATTGGATCCAGTCCAGAATGGGTTAATAATGGATATTCTGGTCCACAACCTCCTGATGGTGAAAAGCATAAGTATAGACTTCATGTTATTGCAAATCTAACTAATCAGCAAACCTTAGTTACTCATATGGATTTTGCTGCTGGATCTGGTCAGTTAATTCCTGATTATGGATCACCAGCATATACAGATAATTATGACATCACGGGAACAGGATCTGGAATTACTAACACTAGTTTAAATATTAAGATTGGAGATCTAACAAATCAACCTGAGATTAGAATTAGAAAGGGATTTGAACTATCTGACTATCCATATATTTTAGGTGAGTTTAGAGTTCCAGATTATAGAGATAGAAAACTAATTGGATATGGTGAAGGTATTGAAGGATCTGGTAGTCCACTAGTAGGTGATAGAATCACCATGAATATTGGTGATATTGGTGGACAATGGTATATTCCAACGTCTACATTAGAATCTCCTCAAGAATTTTATGAAATTAGTGATGTTGTTACTACTGGATATAGTGATGTAATATCAGATATTAGTGCATATGCTACCGGAGAAAAAACATATAGAGTAGGACCTACAGAAGATTATATTTTTGCACGTCCTGCACAACATAATCACTATATTTTAGGAAGTGTTGTTTTAGAGAGATCGCTAGCAACTCTGGGAGGTGTAGATACATTTACTACACAATATGTAAATTATACTGGTGGTGTTCTTGAATTTGTTCCCGGTGGTCCTGCTGGAGATGGTGGTGCATTAGGTCACTCTCATGGATTAGCAGGATCAAGACCTGCCAATTCAGCTATCGCTACTTATGGTAATACTGATGGTATTGGTGAAAAGAAACCATCAAACTACTTACCAGATAAAGTGTATGCAGTAGATGATCCGACTTTCATTGAGATGACTTTTGATTATAATGATCTTTTTCTTACTGAATGGGGTAGTGGTGCTGGTGAAACTGGTGGATTCGCTAATCCTGGTTTAGAACAAACAAAATATGCAGCATATTCTAGTTTGGGAACAACATTACAAGATGACTTGGCAGTTGATAGAGGTCTTGTATTTGATATAGATTGTAGTAATTATACAAAACTATTTGTTCTTGCTATCGCAGGTAATGACTATAATGGTGGAGAACGTCCTAACCATGCAGGTGAAGGATTGACATTAATCTGGCCAGATGGTAGTACATATCCTCTTTTACCTTCTAAAGATGATTCTGGTTTAAGTTTTGACGAATTTGATGCGGCATATGCATTCTGGAAGAGACTGGTAGTTGATATCCCCCCGCAGTATCAAACGTCTAACGTAAGAATTGACTTGCATCAAGTTATTGATAGTAGAACAGGTCCGAATGAATTCCAGGGTGATGCCGACGCCCTTGATGCTGCAAACCCCAATGCTTATGACAGTATTGGAGTTGCACAAGTTGGATTAACAGGTGGCACACAACCAAATGTAACTTGGGATGGATGTTATAATTATAATGTCACAACACCACCAACGGTCCAGATTAGTAGTACTACTAGTGATGGTACATTTCTTACTGTTACTACAGCTACAGATCATGGATTTGCTATTGGAGATGCTGTCACAATTGCTTTAACTAACACTTTTGATGGAACTTATACAGTAGAAGAATTAGGTTTTAGTAATAATCAAGTTAGATTACAACCTCAACCTGCTATAGGTGCTGGAAGTGTAAGTGGTGGAACAATTAGAGAGGCAGGTGGATATTTTGTAGAGTCTCAAGTTCAAAATCAACCTAGAGTTTGGGTTGTTGATAATGTTACAACTATTGGTGGTAAAGAGATCATTGCATCTGATGCAGATCTTGGACAAGAAATATATAATCAATCAATTAATAGTGGAACATTAAATGTTCCTGCGCGTCCTAACAATTCAAGCACAGTAAGTGGTTATGAAGTAACCTTATTAGCTCCTGGTGGTGGCGGTGGCGGATCCTTTGGCGGTGGTGGCAACGGTGGGAGTGCAAGTGCTACTCTTACAGTTGATGGTATCAACTATACTATTACTGCTAATGGTGGTCAAGGTGGTTCTTCTGGTAATGGTGGTGGTGGAGCAGGTGGAGGAGGAACTTATTCTATTCCCGCTGCTTTGTTGAATGATGATAGATTTAATTTTGATGTAACAGAGGCTGGAACTGCAGGATCTGGTAAAAATGGTGGTCAGGGTGGAGGTGGATCTGGTGGTACTGGTGGTGATCAAGATAGTATGCAATCAAACACCGCTTATAGAAGTTTTAACGGTAGTGGATCATTTAATCCTTCATCTGTAGTTCCTAGTGGTGGCAGTATAACAGGAGTATATGCAGATATATCTGGTGGTGGAGGAGGTAATGGACCTGGAAATGGTGCTGCAGGATGTGGTACAACTGGTGGTACTGGATCTCGTGGTAGAAGATTAACTGGCAATATTTCTGCTACTGGAAATCTAAGTTTCACCATTGGTCAAAAAGGTGGCACTGGTCAAAACATTCATGCTGGATCTACTGCAGAAAGTACAACGTATGGCGGTGGTGGCGCTGCTCAGGGTGGTACTGGTGGACGCGGCGCATGGGGTAATGGCGGATCAGGTGGTGGTGGCGGTGGTGCTACTCAACTTTCTAGTGGTGTTGGTAACCTAATGGGCGCTGGCGGCGGTGGAGGCGGCGGCGGTAACGGTGGCGGAAACAATGGTGGTTCTGTCACTGACCCATGTTGGACTGGTGGTCCTGGTCTAGGTCCAGGTCAAGGATTATATACAGCAAGTTCTATCGGTTTCACTGGTGGTGGTGCTGGTAGTGCTTCTGGTTGCACCGCTGGTGGAGGCGGTGGAGGCGGTGGAGGCGCTGGTCCTAATGGCGGTGGTAACGGCGGTTTAGGTGGTCAAGCTGGTGCTGGTCACGTTAACACTGGATCAGGATCTGGTGGTCAGGCAGGTAGATCTGCTGTAAATACTAATTATGTTTCTGGTTATTCAGAATCTTCTGGTTCTAGTGGTAGTGGATACGCTAACTTTACCGTTAGTTATCAACAACCAGTTGATAATCCAGATGGTGGTGGCGGTGGATCAGGATCAAGAATAGTTTTCAGTTATAAAGGTGATCCTACTGCTATTGCTTGTTCAGTTGGAAATGCTGGTGCCGGTGGTTCAGGTAATGGTGGAGGTGGCAGCACAGGAACGGTTACCGTATCAGTATATGAAAGAATTGAGGGTGATGATAATGTAATTGGAATTACATCTCCTGCAGGAAGATATTACGAAGTTCCTAATTTCCCATCAGATGCTCCAGCTTTCCCTGCTACTCCAAATACAGTTGGTGGTGGTATATGGCATTCTTCAAGTCTTGGAGTTGAGGTAACCAACGCAACAGGAGCAAATTTCCCAGTTGCATCAACATTGAGTGGAACTAAAGCAACAAAGTATGTCTTGTTTAGTGGTGCTGGAAGTAGATATTTACAATTAGGACCATTTAACCTAACAAATGTAAATCAAGCAACCTTTACTGTTATTAGAGGAAATAATACTAATGGTGGTGATGCTCCCGAAGAAGGACTTTTCTTATACTATAAGACTTCGCTTGAGGCAACTTCGGAAACATTATTATCACAAATTGCCGGACCCACTGTTAGTGCAAGTGGATATGCGAATTATTCTACTGTAATTGATGATAATAATAATGCCAGAGCTAATGGAATTTATCTAATTCTTCGTCAAAATCGTCCTGTGGGTACGGGAGATAATGATGAGGCAGGAACGGGAGATACTAATGATAACTGGGGACTGGCTCAATTTGGATTTAATTATGACCCTGCGATACAGCAAAACTTTGTCCCATCAGTAGATGCTACTCTTCCTAGTAATCTAGGTGATTGTGGTCCTGATGATGGAATTGATCGTCTTAGAAGAACAGTTAGTGCAGCTAAGAGTAATATGAGATTCACTGATGGACAATTCCAATTGTCGTCATCCACTCCAATATCTGTAACTGCATCAGCACGAGTACAAGAAACTATACCTTTGATTACAAGGTATCATAGAGCAAAATACTTGATTAAGGCGTTCTAGATAAATACTTCATGCACTTAAGATTATCCAAATGTCAAAATCTTTATTGACTTTGAATGCCTTTAATAAGACAATTAATTATAAAGGTATTTCAAAAACTATTAATGATGATTATTGGGAGAGAGAAATTGCTCCTATTATCACACCTACATGGGATACTCCTAAGGATAGACTGGAATTGTTTGTATACAAAGAGGATAAAACCTATTTGGTGCAAAGAAATAAGTATGTAAGAAACTTTAAAACCAAAGATGGTAAGTGGGTATCTTATGAGTTTGATCCAGCAGCAATCACTGACTTCGTACCAGTTGAAGATTTATTCAATAGTATATCAGAGAAGTTTATCCAATATAAAGAAATTGGTGAAGCAGAATATGAAAAAGCACTTCAACAAAAGTTTAGAGCAGATGCTACATTAAACTGGGACAAGGTAAAGTTAGTTAGAAAATTCTTACTAGATGAATCTGATTGGACTCAAGTAGAAGATGCTCCAGTAACAGCAGAGGAAAAAGTATTATATCAAAAATATAGAACATATTTACGTGAATTGTTTAATCAAAATCAGGTAGAATTACCATACGATGTATGTTTTCCAATCACTCCTAAAGAATACTTACATAGAAAAACATTAGATATTCCGGCATTAAATGTTGAAGTACTTGGTACTCAAGGTGTAGACGAGGAATATTTGTTTAGTGAGTATCATTTCTGGAAACTAACATCTCCTGCTGTTAATAGTTTCGCACAAAAGATGGCAATTTATGTGACAATGAAATCTATATTAGATGAAGATGCTAAACTATCTGGTGTAAGACCAGTTAGAAAATTTAGAGATCAAACTATAAACTTAATGACTGAGAATGGAATGAGATCAGATAGTGTAGATGCTGTAAGAGTATCTCATCCTGCAGAGGACCCAGAAGCGTACATAAGAGCTTTGATAACAAGAATTGAAAACGGAGAGATCTAATGTTAGTATCAATGAATCCAGAGAGACTATATGAATTGGTCTCGTACTATGCAAAAGCAGAAAACAAATACATTCTAGTCATTGATAATACCAACTGGTGTTATCTTTCATCAGAGAAACAGCAAGAAATTCTAGCATTCTATGATGATGATATTATTGACGAGGATGAAGTACAAGAGATATTCTCAAATACATTAACATTCTACAAATTTGACACACAAACAGTTGCTATTGATACTGCACGTAATTGGTTCCCCTTACTAAAAGAGTTAGAGGATTCTGATTACTTTGTTGAAGCATATGTAGTAACACCAGCAGGATCTATTCCATATACAAATAAAGTTGCTGCTTCATGATATAATATAATTACATTCTGATATGAAATGAGTTTACAATATAATAGTCAGTTCTTTAGTTTTAGAAGAACTACCATACCTAAACAATTAATGGAAGATCTAGAGAATAATATAGATGCTTCTAACTTAGAATTAAATGACGCACGAGTAACAGGATCAACATCTCCTGAGGAAGATATGTCTGCATATCTTTCTGATAGAAGAAAGTGTAAAATGTCAGTCATTGAAAATGACGATGTTATGAAATTCGTCTTCGCTCAATTTAATGAAGTAAATCCTGCTACTGATATTTGGCAATTTGATCTCTCATTCTTTGAGAACGTTCAATATCTGAGATATGATAGTGAAGAAGATCATTTTGATTGGCATAATGATATGATGATGAGTGATGATAAAGTCAATTTAATGACACGAAAACTATCAATGACATTAATGCTCAGTCATAAAGAAGATTATGAAGGTGGGGAGTTTGAGTTTGCAAGTGTACGTGCTGGTCAACTTAATACAAAAGAGATCAATCTAGATTATGGTGATATATTAATATTTCCTTCACTTATGGAGCATAGAGTAAAACCAGTTACAAGTGGTGTTAGAAATGTACTAGTATCGTGGGTGTGGGGACCATTATTTAAATGAAAGTACCATCAAAAGTAGAATTGCAGCATATGCAACTGCAAGCAATGTTGAAAGAGCATTGTATTCCTGAGAGTGAGTTGTTGTATTGTGGTGAACGTGAGTATACTACAGAATACGTTGCACATCCCGAATATCATGGACAGTTAATGCACTGGTACATGATTGGTGGTGAGCATGAAGTGCCAGTGTGTGATATTGAGTCGGTTGATGCAGTGGACGATTAATAACTGTCACAGTGACCTTGACATATTCAAACACATGTGCCATACTATGTGAGTTGTCCATCAATCTAATGTTCTCCGAACAATTAATTTCACTTGCAACTGACCGAGCACTAGGTCATCCTACACAAACAGAATGTGATCTTTTTGAGGAATTGTATGAAGTCTACATCAACGACTCCAATAGCTCCACTTTGCGTGAGCATATTGTTGCTCGTGTTGCTGGATGTAACCCTCTTCCTGGTAAGCTTGGCAGAGATGCAATTCAAATCGGGACTAACATAGAGAAAGAGATTAAACCAAAGAACTATACTAATAAGACCACCAATGGTAGCGGGTGCTTCAACGATTATACTAGAGCAAGATATGTTAAGGACACTAACGTCAATCTTCCTATTATTCATGGGTTGTTTGTTCATGGCATACTACATTACGTTGTAGAGTTTACTATTGATGCTGTAGCACATAAACTTGATTCACAAATAAGAAAGAAATGTGAAGAAGGAGGCAATCAATATGTACGATCTGCATCATGGACATATACAGATTGGATTGATCATCCATCATTGACTGTACACTATATCAATAAAGATCTTATTGGTAAGAGTCACGTCAAGGGACAGTATAAAATATGCCATCCATTCTACCAAAAACTCATTGCTTTATGACAGTTGCTGAACTGTCCACCAAACCAGCACAGCACCCCATAACCGTGTATATTAGATGAGTGGAGGGGAGACCTTCCACGTCACGCGCTAGTCTCCTAGGGACTAGCAAACCTTTCTTTCTTCATCATGCAACTCACCAATAACGTCACCGTCGTTGATTTCTTCCCTGAGGCATACATCGCTGACGAGGGTGTCAAGCGTTTCCAGAAGCGTGTTACCTGGAAAGCAAATGGTCTCAAGTCCTACAGCACCGTGACTATGCTAACAGCACGTAACGAGTGGAATGAGCGTATCGGTAACGGTTCTTTCGTCACTGATTACCATCTTGAGCAAATGCCTCGCTCAGAGTATCGTCCAATGGCAGTAGGTTGATGATAGAACTACCCTCAGATTTTCCACATAAAGCACCCGAGCACTATTACTATGAATGTAAGGATTTCAAACGTAATGTGGTTGCTGTATGGCTTTGTAACACTCAAAGTTATGCTTATACTACTGATAGTCCTATTCGTACCATCTGGGGATTCGTCAAGTTCAAGCGAACGAAGAGAAGCACTACGCACACTTACCATGCCCCCATCAACTCAAATAAGGTAGGTGCTGAAGTAGATATAAATGATACTGGAGTTTATACTGCTATGCAGATACTTAAACCACTTACACCAACAATACTTAACTTTTTAAGTTAAAGTATGCTATAATTACACCAGTTCTAGGGGCACTATGTCTGAGTATTATGATTTGAAGCAGCAAAAGCGTAAGGATGCATTCGGTTTGTTTTACGAGAGTGTATTGAAGCCTGACAATAGACTTCGGTCATGTGCTCACAATCAAGAATGTTTCAATGAACTAATGGAGTGGAGACAAGACATTCTTCAATACCTACAACAACGTCGTCAACAGGAGTTCAACTAATGCAAGAAGGATCTTATGAGCACCAACGCAAATTTCGTATGCAAGATGCGATTGATGATTATCTCCAAGATGATAAAGTATCAGCACGACAAGCGTATGAAGAGATTATATCTTGTATCCAGGATGTGATTGATATACATGGTAGAGTAGCAAATCGTGCAGAAGAGTTGAGGTGCTTGATGTCAGTTGATCAGGATTTTGATACTGATGCATATTATAAAAAAGATATTAAGCAAGAGGATCCTGTGTACAATGATGATGGTAGCACATCATATGGTTATGCTGCTCATATTACTCTTGGTGACGTTACTAAATTCCAGCGAGGATCTTCATTGTGAAATACCGTGTTGAATGGTGGAAGCGTAAGCAGAAAGGATGTAGCAGTAGGCAATCTGTTGTCTTGTTTAATGATGCTGATGTACTACATTTGGTGAAGAACATTCAAGAAGATCCTAATGTGAGTACTGTAGATGTTATCCCCGTATTAGGAGAATGACTATTGTAAGAGTTCCGTTCACTGCGGAACAAATGAAATTTGTAATGGATATGATGATGAAGTATCCTAAAGACCATGTATATCATAAGCATGTTGATGATGCGTTTCTGTATGACCACTTAGAGAAGTGGCACAGGTACGCGCTACAGGTGGAGGAATGACCCTATAATAAGCACATAAGCAACCAACACCATGCTCCAGCAACTCCCCAACGGTACAATGCTCTACTTGCCCTACAGTGTTGATAAGCACACTGCTCGCCAACGTATGGAAGCATATGCCAATCGTGAGCGTAACATGGACTACGATGGTCGCAACTTATTCAACGAAATGTTTGGTGAGAACAACTGATGAGAATCACTCAGTATCTTCTAGGTGGCATCTTTACTATTGTCACCCTCACATGCTACCTGCTATTCTTAGCAGAGCGTGATTCAAAAATGATGAACTACTATGACTCCACAATCCAAAGAGTTCGTTAACGACCTATTTGATAAACTATTCAGTCATGTTGACACTGACATGATTGATCTACATGATGATGACACATGTTGTGATCATCTTGAATTTGAACAACTAACTATTAATTTTAACTAATGTCTATTTCCGAAGTAATGCTTGATCGTTGGCTCCTAGAGCAAATTGACGAGATCAATGATGACATGAACATGGACTTTAACAAGGACATGCCAACCGAAGAACTGTCACAGGAGGCATTGGATCTGCTCTGATCCAGCCTATACTATATTCATACCAAAGGAAACCACCACTGTGACCACCACCTTCGCTGACTACGCTGCATCTGCTGAGGCACGTAACGACATCGCACAAGCGATCTTAGGTCATACATTCGCGCTGTGTCAAGCACTTGAACAGAACTTCGTGAATGAGAGTATCCGTCGTCAAGAGTTCTTTCTAGCATCTTCCGTGAACCGAGAGTATCATGAGCAGAAGATTGCGGACCTGAAGAATAACATTGGCGCATATCAGTTCACTGTGGACACTGGTCGCAAGTATCACAAGGTGATGATGACTACTGATGGTGGTAATCGCTCTGTTCACGCATTTGTTGATAAGAAGACAGGTGAAGTATACAAACCAGCATCTATCAAATCACCTGCCAAAGGTGTTCGTTTCAACATGTTGATCATCAAAGAGCGTGAGTTTATGCTTGAAAACGCTGACTGGGCCGGTGGTTACCTCTATCGCAATGCTGGATACACTGGTTGACATCCCACTTCATACATAGTATACTGTAGTTCATCCGATCTTATCTCATGTCTGCTCCCCTGTTTTATCTCGTTGCTGATGGTAATGCATTTGCCATTGAAGATGACGGTTATATGTTTGGTGCTGCTGTTAATGATGACGGCAGCGTGGATTGGTCTGGTTCTTATGAATTCAGTCCAGATGAAGAGGATGTTGAGTATGTTGCACACATGTGTAATCTACTCAAACAAGCACAACAACTATCCCAAGAACAATTTCAGGAGGTCTTCGTCAAATGATTTACTTGTCCCGATACACTAAGACGAAACCTCAACATGCTGCTCCATTAATTGTAGCAGATATCAAGACCCTCTTAAAACCTCTTCCAACGCATTATAGCAGAGGTGAGTACAGTGTACCTGTCACAACCACTGCAGAACCCCTCACAGACGAATACAGACGCTTCTGGCGTTATCATGGTCATTACACTCTTGAATTTACCAAGGCATTGATGCAATCTTTGCCTAAAGACGTTAAATTTGTCTCTTACGATCACCTCAACAACAAACTGACTCTTATCAAACTATGAATAACGTTGATGCTCTTCGGATATCCGAACAACGCGATGACATTTGTGAATGGATGATGACTCGCTTTCGTGAACTAATTGCAGATGATCGTGTTGATGATGCACTGCATTTTGCAGATGAGTGGTTTGAATGGATGGATCCAGAGGGCTACATAAACGAGCAAACTTTGTTTTACAACGAAGATGAGCTCGCAGAACTCTACAAATCGCTCCAACATGGATGAACAAATCAAGGAATTGATACTGTTGTACATGGAAGCGGAAAACAAGAAAGATCACGCGCTAGCAGAGAAGATTCTGTATGACATCAACAAAATCAAAGCCCTTTGTAGCGAAGATTCCCCTGATTGATACTCTAGAACAAGAGTATCAAGATTGGTTGGAGATTAAACAGAGTTTGGGTATCAAACGTTCACTCAAAAGTTTTCTCTATTTTATTCACAACTATGGAATACCTAACAAAGAAGGAGGCAGTATGGATCTGCCGAAAGATGCTTAAGGTATGGCATCCCGAACTACGTGGTAACATACCTGCAAAGCAAGAGTATTGGAGTAAGTTCCTTGACATTTTATATAATGATGGTAGAATTGAACAAACTGATTATGACACATGGTTATGCCCTTTCAAACTAAACTGATTAATGCTGTTGTTGGTACTGTAGTAGCACTTGCTGCCAATGTGGGCACTCCTGCAATTGCAGATCCTCTTACAGATGATGATTACTATTCCAACCATTCCATGGGATGTATGCTTCTTCAGGAGTGTACTGATGATGTAAATGAAGTGTTCTCTCTGCTTGATGTTTCCTCTCAGTATGACAACACAGATTCTTTCTATCCTGTTGCCAATGAATTCAATCATATGCTTGTAGCATTGAATCAAATTGGTGTCAGAGTATATCTTGCGGATGAGAAGTATTTCCCTGTAGGACATCGTGGTGTCTATCATACTGTGAGTAATAACTTCTTCTTGAACAAGGCATTTATGGGTCGTCCTAATACACTCATGAGTGTCATGCGTCATGAAGGATGGCATGCCGCGCAGGATTGTATGGCAGGTACGATTGATAATAGTATGATTGCTATCATTATGCCTGAAGATGACGTGCCAATGTTGTGGCAAGAGATGGTGAAGCGGACATATGTATTGCAACCAGGAGCAATTCCGTGGGAGAAAGAAGCAACATGGGCAGGTAAGACTGAAGGAATGACATTGAAGGCACTTGAGAGTTGTGCAGCAGGAACAATGTGGTTGGATTATGAACCAACTCCTATGACACGTGAATGGTTGGAGAACAATGGATTCATCAAATAAGTACATCACTAAAGTACAACAGTACAAAGACACAGAGGACTACTACATTGAAATCCCAGAAGAAATCACCAACGAACTCAAATGGCAAGAAGGGGACGAAATCTGTTGGACAGTCGTCAACGAACAAATCATCCTCACGAACTACTCAAAGAAAACTAGAGGAGAATATCAAAGCGTTAACATCAGTGACGCCACGCAAGAAGACTACCAAGACTTCTGGTACAA